TGAGGTCTACACTCATTCTATACTCCCATGATTCTGACCAAGGTGTCCACCATAAGTCCTTCTTGAACTTACCATCTTTGTCTCTTGCTCTTTTAAATCTTTCAAACATTATGTTATCAATCTACCTTTCAACATAGCATTACCTATCAAAACATTACCATTTATTTCCTGTAATTTATCGTAAACTGTGGTAGCTAAAACAGTATGGTCTTTTGCTTGATTATCTACATCTTTATTTAATAAATTGTTTATTGTTGTGTATTCTATAGTCACATCTTTGCCTTGCAGCAACTGTCCTGCTACTTTTGCATACATTTTTTTGTAAGCTACAGCACTACTGCCTATAAAACCATCTTTAGATACCTCTAAATCTTGTTGTGTCTCTCCTACAATTAAACAACCTGATGTATGTTCATCAGTATTGCCTGTGTGTATAAGTATATAAGTAAAGTTAGGCACATCTTGTATATGTAACATGCCATAGTGTGAGTTCTTGTATCTCTCTGAATACTTAGCATGGAAACCACCTGTTTTTCTAAACTTAATATCATAAGTTCCCTCTGGTATGCAGGTCTCGTGCATAACTTTTACTGCTTGATACTGGTCCTCTAGTGTATAACACTCAAAAATACCATCTATAAATAGCAACCCATTCGTTGCATCTGTTCCAAATTGTGTTCTAACTACAGTTAACTTCACCTATACCTCCATATTTACTATTACATATAGTAATGTATGTACCTGCTTCGTTGACATAAGTTACACACATTATTCACCACCACAGCAACCACTACCACAGCAGTCCATACTAATCTCCTTTTCTAAAACCAATGGTCAATAACCATACAGCTAAAGTTATTATAGTAGCTAATCCTGTAACTTGCTGTGCTGAACCAGTTAGTGTAAGCGTAGCAATAACTAAACCAACCAAAGTCCAACTAAGGTTCAATGTTTCTTTTATTGCTTCTACTAACCAGGTCCATAGCTTGTTAATCATAGACTTCTCCTAAATACAAAAGCTGCCATACTAGCTATTCTAGTCAAGATTACAGGAACTACGACCTCCTGTGCTTTTTCTTTTTGGTCTTGTGTCATATCATCTCCTATGTTACCTATTGTTACCCCTTCAAAATCTAAATCTACAAATGTTTCTATTGGATTTTCTAGGAATGATTCGTACTGTACTTCTGTAACAACATCAGCAAGAGTATAGTTCTCTACATCTGCGTTCTCTACAGCTCTCGCTACATACTCTTCTACTGCTTCAGCTACGACTTCATCTTCTTTGACAGCTTCAGCTATTATCTCAACATCTTCTGTTTCTACTTGTAATACTTCAGCAACAACTTCTACTTGTTCCTCTGTAAGTTCTTCTATCTCCTCAATAGCTTCTTCAACTACTGCCTGGACTATCTCTTGTACCTCTACTGATACTTGTTCTAGGTTCTGTACACCTATGTCATTGACTTCCTCAATAACTTCTATTACTTCTTCTGTTTCAAGTTCTTGTACAAACTCTTGTATTGCTTCTTCTTTAGCTTCTTCATACTCAACCAACTCCTCTTCTGTGTATTCTTCTAGTTCTTCTTCAGTTACTTCAGGAATATCTACAACGATAATTTCTTCAATAGCTTCTTCTATCTCTGCAACTTCTTCTTGCAGTTCTTCCTCTGTTAGTTCAATAACTTCTTCTGTTTTAAAGAATCCTCTGCTTGTATCTTCCTCTTCAATTTCCTGTACTGGCTCATCCAGAATCTCCTCTGCTTGAATTGTATCTTCTGTATTGGTGTCATCTCTAAGTATTTCTTTGTCCAGCTCATCTTCTATTTCCTCTTCTACTTCTTCTATAATAATAATTATATCTTCAGGTATCTCTATTAACTGTATTTCTTCTATCTCTATTTCTTCTAGTTCTTCTAAGTATTCTTCAAGCTCTAATATAACTTCAACAAATTCTTCAAGTTCTTCTTCAGATAATTCCTCTAAATCTAATTCGACAAATATTTCTTCTTCAAGTAACTCGAGTTCTCTAACTTCAATTTCCATTTGTTTTTCAAGCTCAAGTATTTCTTCTTCAGTAAGCTCAATAAATTCTTCATTTTCAAACTCATCATCCATTTCCAATACCATAACATCATCATCAGGAAACTCTTCTTGGGTATCATATTCTTCATCAACAATAATTATAATTTCTTCTTCTATAATTTCTTCAGGTATTTCGCAATCACCGCGTTCCAAAGCAATGTCAGTAATGTAACAACCATAAAGCTCTTCATTCTTTTTTCTTTCGTTATCTCTTTCTACAGTACCATCTTCTATTTCGTAGACTTCATATTCTGCTACAGAACCATCATCCATTACAACCTCAACAGGTGGAATTGTAGTTGGCGGTGGCGGTGGTGGAGGCGGTGGTGGAGGAACAGTTGTAGTAGTTGTAGTAGTTGTTGTATCAGGTACAGTTGTTGTTGTACTTGATGTAGTTGTAGATGATGTGGTAGTTGTAGTGGTAGATGTATCTACACAAGTAGAAGTAGGTGTTACCCAATCAGTTTGTGTTTCATTAAAAGGTACTTGGTCAGGTAAAGCTATACTTCTTTCTATAGATATTGTACTGTAACTATTATCTGTGTCATTGTCTGACCTAACTCTGTAATAAAATGTACCAACTGGTAACTCAAAGTATGTTCTTAAATTACTAATACTAAACACGTGGTCACTCCATTGGTTTTGTACGTGACCAAAACTTGTAGATATACAGAAACTATTCTCATCTATACCTGTAGCCATACCAAAAAAGATTGTGTATTTCTCTGGTGGACTATCTTCAAAACCATCTGAACCTAATAACCTAATAGTTAAGTCACCTGTTTCTGCATTTATTGATTGTTCATAACCATAAGGTTCTTGTGTTGGTACGTGGTCTGCCAATACAGGCATAGGTATTAATAAAAATAAAGCTAAGATAAGTCTTAGCATTACATTACAATCGCTGCAACAACCCCACCAAGTGCTACAAGTAATGTTAATACTTTATAAAACTCTGCCTTATCTAGCTTTGCATCTAGCTTTTCTTCTAATCTATCTAGCCGTTCAATGACCATATTGAGTAATTCTTTTTGAGTATAGCCATTGTTGTGTGTCATTTATGGTAGGTCCTCTGGTCTGGTAATCCAATCCCATTCCTCATCCCAATCGTGGTCTATAATAAGTGTTTCAGATGTGCTTAAATACTGTAATAATTTGTATATTTCTTTTACAATAAATCCAAAAATAAAACCAACGAGATAATCCATAATACGATTGTATCATAGGTTTTTTTATTAAGCTGGTTTTGGATTATCTGATTTAACTTTAGCTATGTGGTCTTTCCAAGTTGTAGTGCTGTTCACATTATCCCAGTACTGCATATCCAGTTGGTCTTGAACAGAACCATAGGCTTCCTGCCTAGCTTGTATATAACTAAACTGTTGTGCATCCCACTTGCTATTACCTAAATCTACTTTAGCTTGTGCATACTCAGCATCAGTAAACTCTCTGCGTTCGTTATTAACTTGTGCATACATTGGTTTAGCATCTTCAATCTCTTGGTCTGCTAACGCTTGTAGTTCATCTTTTGTTGCCATATCTCTCCTATGTTACCATATATTTCTTTTACTTACTTCTTTAAACCATATAAAGTAAATGTTCCACTAGCTATGTTGCCTGTTGAATAAAATATATTATATCCATCACAAGCCTGTGTTACTGTTAACACTCCACCACCTTGAAATCCTGCAAGTATTGGTGTATTGTCAAACCCTGTACTTTCAATAGTTATAAAACTGTATTCACTTGCATTGTTGAAGTTAAATAAATAATGTATAAATTGTGTTGCCTCTCCTGTACCTGTACCACCTGTAAGCTCAAATAAATTTGTTTGATTAGTATTAGAATTATTTGAAAATGATGTATCAGTTCTTAAAATTTTATAAGCGTGGTCATAGTTTGCAGAACTATCAGCAGTTCCACTAACAGTAAATCTATAAGATAAAAATGCACCATCTGTACTAGGTACAACATCATTTGCTTTAACCATATACACATCATAAGTGCTATCAATAGAAGCATTTAATCCACTACTACCACTACTTCCACCACCAAGAATTACACTTGCTACTGGGCTTGATATTGTAAATTCATCAACCTTAATTAAGCTACCTGCCATTATTTAACTCCATATACTGATATTATGCCCTCTGCTAAATTATCCCCACCACCTGTAATAAGTTGAACACCTGTAATACTATCAGTAGTTTTTAAAACAAATATTGATTTACTACCTCTAAATTCAGAATTTAAAAATGAAGCACCTTGTACTGTCATAAATGTATAACTGCTAGATGAAAATGGATTAAAGAAATATACAACTGAACTAGATGTTAATGGGGATAAATCTGTTGCAGGTAAAAAATCAAACATAGTATCTGCACCAACACTTGTTAATTCTTGAAATGATGTATGTGCTTTTAAAGTTAATTCTGCTCTGTCATAATTACTTGATGATATAACACTTCCACTACTATTAATTAATCTGCCATCAATTCTACTTGCAGTACCACCTGCTAAACCAACTGCTTTTACTGTCATTTTATAAACATCATAATTTGCTGAAAAAACATCAGTTATAGAAATATTTGCAACAGAACTTGATATAGTTTGAGATTTTATAAATTGTAAATTAGTACTCATTATGAATATTCCTTTATGCCATATAGACTTGCAACTAAACCTGTTTCAATATTTCCATTACTTGCATAAATTTTAAATTGGTCAACAGAACTTGTTTGTGGTAAAACACCACTTCCAAAAAAACTTCTAAAAGCACTTCCAACAGAATACATAGTTGCAAAATGCTGAGTAGTAAAAGTATATTTTGTGTTGTCCCCTGCATTGTAAATGTAGATATATCCATTATCTGCCCAATTACCACTTACTTGTGTGTTTACTCCTAAATGAATATTATCATCTCCTGTGCTTTGAGCTTTAGTAAAAGTATCTGTTCCTGCACCCTGTAAGGCATATTGGTAAACACTAGCAGTTTCCTCAACCCCACTTTCAAAAAATCTTAATTTTAATCTATTACCTGATTGGTCGCATACACCATTATTATATGTGATTAAATGAACATTATATTTAGTGTTTTGTATTTCATCAAAAATAATACTTGCTGTATCTGTACCCAATGTAATAGTTTCAATTAATTCTAATTGTCCATACTGTGTAAATTTATCTGCTCTTGTTAAATCATAAATATCAGTAGGTGTAAAGATACCTTTATTATTTCCAAAACTTTGTTCTGGGCTTTCAGGTATATATCCAAATTCACTACTCATATCAAATTACCTTAAAAAGTGTAAATGTTCCTTGCCTAAAACTACTTGAGCCAATAGCACCTAGTATTTGTATTCCATTAACTTGACTAGCAGAAGTAAAAACTGCGCCACCCTGTTTGCCTAGAAATAAAGCAGTATGTGATATTTGACATTGCTCTAAAGTAAAAAATGTAAATTCAGAGGAATTAAAAGCATTGTAAATGTAGATTATGCCCTGCGATGTTTCCCCTGTGTCATTACCTATTGCAGTAGTAACATCAAAATTATTTGCATTTGTTGAACTTGAGTTGGAAAATGTTGTATCAGTTCTGAGCAGTTTAAATGCTTGGTCATAATTTGTTGTTGTGTTTGGTGTACCACTTTCTAAAACTCTTAAGCTAATATCTTTTGCGTCAGTATTAAAAGACACATTATGAAAAAATAAAGCATAGACATCATCACTATCTATTCCTGTTAATTCAAAACTGTTTACACTTGATGTAATTGTATTTGTTGCTACTTGTACTAATCCCATTAGCTATCAACTCTCAATCCATAAGTTCTAATGACACCCTCATTAAATGGTCTTGTATTAGTTTCAAACAATTGAAACCCTGTCATACTTGCAGTTTGTGTTAATACTGAAATATATTTTTGACTTCTAAAATTACCTGCGTCAGCTCTTGAAGATTGATTTAAAAGAAAACTATATGATGAACTTGAAAATGGATTAAATATATAAGATACTGAACTTGCACCCTCTGGACTTTGGTCTGATACTAAAAAGTTGTCTATAAAAGTTTCATTTGTATCTTTAACCTCTTGAAATGTTGTTTCTGCTTTGATATTCATATAAGCATAATCATATTCACTAGCAGTAATTACACTTCCACTTGCATTAATAAATCTTAAATCTAAAGCAGTTGCCGTTGTACCCACAGTAGAAAAATTATTCATTGTTATTTTATATATATCAAAATCTGCTGAAAATACATCTGTAACATTTACTTGACTAACGCTTGTACTTACAGTAGTTTCATTAATTAATCTTAGGTTACTCATATCTGTTTTACTCCAAATAAAGAGTAAGTGCCACTTGTTTGTAATTTAGAACTTTCACCAAATATTCTTATAGCATTATGAGTTTCAGCAGTTGCTAAAACAGAGCCACCAAAACCAGATTTTGTTGAAGGTGAATACTGCCTAAAAAATTGATTTGTAGTAAAACTATACTTACTGCTATTTAACAAGTTATAAAAATATATATAAAAATTTACAGAATCATTAGTTGTATTTCCTGTATTTGCTTCCATACCTATAAAAGATGTTCCTGTTGATTTAAAATTATTATCATTACCAGATAAATCTACACTAAAATTTGCAAACTGATAATTACTACCACTAATAAAACTAGAGCCATTATCATTTGATAGTCTTAGATATATTTGACCATTTGAATCTAACTTTACATTTCTAGCAGTTAAAAAATAAACATCATAAGGATTATTAGCTAAATTAATAAAATCAACATTATTTGGATTACCACTAACAGTTTGTTCCTCAATAAGTTCTAAGCTACCACCCCAACTACCCTCTTTAGTTAGTTGTAATATTTCACTAGGTGTATATAAACCTGTATTCTTTTTTACATCATTTGGTTGCGTACCTAAGTAAGCCATAAAAAACTCCTTTAGGTTTGTCTAAGAAATGATACGTTATATTCTGCACTTGAAGCTGCTGAACAAAGTCCTTGCAACTTATCGCCTGTTTCTAATGTAATTTTTGTTGTGATTTCTATTGTTGTTCCAAATGGTAATGAAACATCATTTAAAATGTGTCTTAGTGTACCACCAGATTTTGTAACTGATAAATCAACTGTTACATCAGCACTAGAACCACTTACATTAGATACCAAGATACCAATTACAGTTTCAGTAGTTGAAGAAGGAACTGCATCAACAATATCTCCTGCTGATGTTCCTAATACACCTTGTACTGAATGTAGAGTATCTGCCATATTCTATTCCTTCCTTAG